TTTAAACTGGCGACCGGTACAATACCGGCCATATGTAATCTATATTGTGTTTTCATGTAAGTACGAGAACAATGATAAATCTTTCGCCCGGGCGATTTCTAGCAATTCTTCAATAGACAATGTAACTTTTTTAACATTATCTGTCTCTTCCCATTCAGGCTGATCAATACAGAATTTTTGACGAGCGATATTAATTGTTTTAAAGTTGTAATACCTTGGAGTACCGTATTTGTTGAACCCATTAAACTTACCACGCAAACCGTTGTCTTTCAGTATTTTAATAAGTTTGAAAGAAGTCATTGTTTGTGTATGGGAGTGGTGATTCAATTGCTCTGCATCGAGCACTGATAATACGCAAGCATCTTTAACGCCAGTATTCCCGCAAATTCGGTCACTTGAATAGAACCATACTTTGCGAACAAAATCGTCGCCCGTTTCGATATAGTCGATTTCATGTTTGCCGCCGCGTTTGAAGCCAACAAAATCGAATACTTTAAATCTAACATCTTTTGAACTCTTTTGATTTACTAATTTGTATGTATTATTATCGCCGAAATAGAAGCATTTGTCAAATTTTATTTCGCAGATTTTAGAATACTCGTTTGAGCATACTAGTTTTTCACCATCGTATCTAATGCTTTCGCACAAATTTGATAATGGTGATAATCCCTCAACTGACAACAGGAAATTAATCTTCTCCCAGAGCAAAACACGCTTGGCGCCGAACTGGCGGGTGTCGTTAAATGTCGCGTGGGCTATGGGTGAGTTATCAATGTGAAACATTTTGATATTTGTATTTAAATCAAAATAATCAAACCTATGTGGTGGTCTAATCTCTGTATTGAATATTGGATATTGATTCACAAACGCGAAAAGCAAAGCGCGTAGATCACTACCAATTACAATATTTTCATATTCAAACTGCATCTATCTACTATAACCGTTAATCTACGTAATTTTTATAGAAAAGTTTTAACTTAAGACCGTGTGAATTATGGCCACCGGTGTGCCAGTTTGGGTTCATCATGTGATAGGGCTGGTTTATATGTGGCCAGCCAAGAGCATGACCTATCTCGTGTTCAAGCACCCTTTCTTTATTGGCGCTTTTTGGAAATATTGATATTTTTGCTTTCACTATTTCTTTGGTCTTGTTTGAGACTGTTAACCTTGTCGATGCTAAGTGATCACCAAAGTCAAAACTTTGATCCGGTAAAGTTATGATAATCTCACCATACCGTGGAGTGCCGCAATTTATGGTATCATCGTGTCTGGTATAATCGAACCTGTAACCTAATCTCTCCCAATACCTGAGTGCTTGGCCGATGCGATAAGCGCTAACACCAGAATGTGAACATACCGTAATACCCGGCTTCATTGCCCACTTGTGAGTTCGATTTCGAACAACTTCCCACTCTTCGGAAACCTGAAAGCCCATTAAAATAACTATAATATTCAGAAACATCATCATTCATTAGACACCTCAACATCACAATATATTTCGTCTAGCATCGATTTTATGTCTAAACCAGCACAATCTATCTTCCTCTTGCTAATGTGGTAGTGACTTACAAACCCTGTAAACTTGCCGTATGCGACATTTTGCTCATATTTGGTTGACGTCTTGCCAAATTGATTGGTCGGCGTTTCATATGGAATTGATGTTGCGTGGTGTATCGATTGCCACAACGCCTTAAGTGCTTCTAATTGTATTGGAAAAAACCCAGTGAATGGCTCTAACTTTTCGCCATGCACCCACGCATCCTCAATCATGGGTCTCTGGCCAAAATTATTTTTTTCGTACCATTGTTGATATTTTGGATAATATGCGTTAGATATCTCAACACCTACCGACGGCCTATTGGTTCTTGCCGAACCAGCATGCCAAGCGGCGTGTTGAAGATCCATAGTTTGGTAGATTGTGCCGTCATTGTCAATTAGAAAGTGCACAGATGCGCCTCTACGATTGAGCACATTTTGACAAGATTTAGAATTTAAACAGACATCCCAGTGATTTACAAAATATCTTATCTGGCGCTTAGGGCGCCCAGAGTAATCATAGTAGTTGCCAGTCGGTGCTTCTAATCCGCCCTTCTCAGACCACAAGACAAATTTGTCCCATTCAATTGGATGAAACTCACCATTGTATACAATGTAATTTGAAAAATGTTTGCTTTCTGGTTTGTAGTTGCTAATTTCCGATTGACGCTCTGTCCACAACCTTCTGAAGGTCTCAGGACCACACAGGCCGTCAGCCGCTATGGAGCGGGAGCGTTGCCATTTCTTAATTTCTCTTACAAGTTTGTCATCAAAATATCGTTCGCCAAACCAAGAAGGCTCCCATCCAAGTTTTTTGCCGGATGCCTCATTGTAGAAGTTTTTATCCATTACGTATTGCGCTTTATTTAATCTGTAATTCCGATAACGTAGTTGTCCAAAATTACATCATAATTAGTACTGCCAATACTTATTTGCTCTATCATAGACCGATCAACGATGATTTTACTTCCTTCACAGAGTTCAAACCTAACGTCATCAGCAACTCTGACAACAGTGACAACGGCATATCTTTGCTCTTCGGGCCTATAGTCCTCCGGTAGAAGGATAATTGATTCCTCTGGGATCACCTTAGGTGGCATTTTAACTAATATGTGTCTGTTAACTGGGTTAAACAATTTCTACCTCTCTTTCAATAATTCTTTCTTGCAGTTTATATTCTTTTCTAGTCATGAAGATATCGCGTCTTGTGCGACATTTCTTACACATCATCGAGACATGAACGTTGTCGCCGCTCATTGAACGACCAGAACTGACAGGGATCCAGTAACATTCATCGCTTGATGCCTTGCAAATAAGACGTCGATGCTTTGGGTCCATTAAATAATTAAAGTTCATCTTTACCTCATCAAATTTCGCAAGACTCCCCATCGCAATATTTGGTTCCAACGCCCGCTACGTTAGTTTCAATCCTTTGAATAGGAGTAATTTCTGCAGACATTTCGTTGTATTGCTCTTTGGTGATTGGCTCGTATGGTGCCTGTTCATAACCCGTGTCTTGATACTTCAAGAAAGACACAGCCTTGAGTCTCGTTTCATACATTTCAAGTGCGCTTTTCAACTGCGAGGCCTCTTGCTCAGTAAACGTGACAGTAACAGAGACGGCGTTATCTGCCCAATAGTTCTGATACTGTGCAGCAATTTCTAACTGCTCCCACATACTAACATCTTTTTTACCTTTTGTAAAGAACTGCTCGTGGATTGGAAACTCGACCACGGTTGTGTTGGGCGAATACTTGTCTTTTTCGCTTCGATAGCCAGCAGCCTGTAGTTGCGGAACGATTGGTGATGTATCAGAGAACCGAATGCGACGAATATAATATTCACTTTCTGGGAAGTGGATCCCGGGTGTTGAACCGTTGAGAAGGGAGACCGTTCCAGAGGGCTTGATAGAGGTCATCTTAATTGACTTGGGTACACACAGCCAGTTAGAATACTCTGTATCTAGTTCCTTTACATAGTCATACGAGTGATCACACCAGTCCATCATTTCACGGCGGCCATGTTTATTAAAGGCTTGTACAATGCCGGATTGAGACAGCCCAATACGTCGGTTCTTCAACATTTTAGCGTTAGTCTCAGGCCAATGTGTGTTAACAAGAGTGACAGTCTTGCCATAAAGATAAGCACACTTCAAAGTTTTGACATAGTCCTCGTAATCATCATGCTTGGCTGGGAATGTTTCGACAAGGCAGCACATCTCTGCGTTGTGAAGGCTTTGTTCAACACAGGGATTGAAGCCCATCACCTCGGCATCATCATAGTTTTCTCCGTCTTTCATACGACCATATCTACGCGCGTTCTCAAGCCAAATATAGCCCGGTTCACCGTTCTTTTGTGATTGCTCTGCATGCCAAGAGTAGTCCATCCCAACCATCGCATCAAACGAGTTGTTAGAGCCCCAGCGGTGGTGGTAAAGTTTTTCTTGATCGTTTTTCATCTCAAGATAATAAGTATCGTCATATTGACCTATGGCTAAAGCCGCCGAGCGACGAACATTGCCTGCTACGACACAACGACCAATGAGATTTTCAGTGTCAACGATGTCTACAGATGAGATCAATTCCCCAACCTTGCTGGAAAATAACTCTGTCAAATTTTCGTGAAGTTCAATCAAAGGTGCTGCACCCGATGAAGTGCCACCGAACCCGTAAATTGGGGCGCCCTCTGGTCTAATATTGGAGTAATCGAACTTGGGCACATTGCTCCCAAAAAAGAAACCATCAAGCAAGACATGAACTGAGTTGACCCAGCCTTCTCGCGAGTCATCAATAACAAGCGTGTCATTGGTGTATGTCGGTTCCTTGATAGTGATCGTACCAGCGCCCTTGGTGTCGAAACCAACGCCAACACCGACCATCAGGGCGTCCATAATCCATGAGAAAATATAGCCTCCCATTCTGTTAATGTCTTGGGTGGAGCGAAAGGCACAGTTAAATAATGCGGCGCCGGTGCGCTCTTCAACAAACTTAGTTCCCATCATCCACAAGCCGCGGCCCGGTGGTGTCCACTTGAGGTTAAACAAACGATCAAATGCATCTTTAGCAGTTTTTTGCGCCTTATTATCATTCCATTCAAGCCCAAGGCGAACCACGTGTTCTTTTTGAATGTGAAACATGCCTTCAATAACTCGGCGACAGGTTTGCCACCACTCCTCAGTGCCCTCGGCATCGGCATCGAACTCACTTAAGCGGCGCGCGTAAGTTCTTTTGAAAGTTACATAGCCCAACGGGCCCCATGGCACTTCCGCAGTCTTGTATGGTTCTACGAAAGAGTCGGACAATCTAAATTTTCTAATATTGGTTAATTTTCTCATGATTTTGGTTTCCTTTTGTTTTTTCTATATTTGTTATATTTGCTTTGTAGCAGTTCTCTTTGTTCTCTCTGGGTGAGAGTGGTGGGGTGTGTTGCAACCGATGGGACTTGTGTAGTTGTAGTGCTCGTTGGAATGACAGTATTTGACTTTGGAATAACCTTGATCTTAACACAAGATGTATCCATGAAAATATTATATATCATTCCATCTGGTCCGTTACGATTTTTTGCAATAAAAATCTTACCGGTGTTGTTTTGTTTGTCCTCAACGGTGCGAGATACAGACATAATAAAGTCTGCCACAAAGCATTTGTTAAATGCCTCGGAAATTTGCTCCATCGTGATCACCTCTGCATTTAATCCTGAACGGTTTGTTTGTGAGGCGGTCCAGATGGGGCATTTGAACTCTGTAGACAGGGCTCGTAATTCTTCATAAATTGATTCAAGTTCTGCTCTCTTCTCTTTTCTAATGACAACAGGCTTTAATAGATCGGCGTAATCAACGATAATCATACCTGGCATTTGACCACGTTTTTTAAGTTTTGTCAAATGCGAGCGGATAGTGTTTGTCGAAGCAGACTTTGTAGGGTATTCTTTTACAATAAGAGTACCGGGCACGGACTTAACCGTTTCATAGATTTCCTCCTTGAAAGACATTAAGTCAGAAAGCGGGTATCCGGTAATACAACTGTCGTATCTTGATGCAACCACTGTGTCTTGTAGTTCTAAGGTGTAGTGAATGACCGTCTTACCCTCTTTGACCGCTTGTGCACCTAAGTGGACTAAAACCATGGATTTTCCGGCGCCAGTCGGGGCAACAACTACCCCAAGTTCTTGCATGCCGAGGCCACCACCACAAATCTTATCGATATCAGCCCATCCTGTTGTTATGGGCTTTCGGAATCTTGGCTTAAATCTTTCTTCAAAGTCAGCGATGTAGTCGTGGCCAAAGTTATTCTCTGAACCCAAGACAAGAGAGTCGTTAATAATTTTTGAAATCTCATCGAAAGAGCAAGACTGTAGTAAATCAACAGACTGCATCATCGCGTCTTTTAAGTTTTGCTTACGACAGAAGTCAAGAGACTGTTCTTTGATATAATCGGCATCGGTATCGATGTCTTTGGTTGAGATTCTAGTAAAAAACTCTTTAACTTGACGTCTAACAACCTCGTCTTCTGAGCCAAGTTCTGTGTTGAGTATTGTAGCCACTGCATTAGCAGACGGATGAGTTCCGTATTTGTGGCGATAACCAATAATCTTATTAGAAAAAATACGAAGGTACTCCAACTCTAAGAAGTTGAGATCTAAGACTTCTGTGATCTGGTCAGCAAACGGGCGATCTTGGTAAATTAGTTGGACTAGGCCTTCTTGAAATGATTTACCAAAATTCGCAAAGTTTGTTTTGTTCTCCAAGTTCACTCCTATAGGTTAATAAGTATAACTGAAAATACTATAAAGTCAAATCAAAAGCAATCAATTTTGATTCTGTTGAGATTTGTTTTCAAATCTTCCCAGTTAAGTTCGCCAAAACCGTCCTCTCGCATTTTGCGGTAAATCTCTAACTGATTAAAATTGCACTCAAAATTTTTAATTGCATTGTCAACAAACTTCTTAGATTGAATTGAGAGTTGGGGTGAGTAAAGTTGCATCATTTTGTAATTGTGCTCGATAACCTCCCGACCTTCAATAATGTTACTGAAGAATTTTAGTTTGCTATCTGCATTCTCGCAGAACAGGATTACATCATCGATTGTATAGTCCTTCTCAGATGCTAGGAAGGACAAGCGCTTTTTGACTGAGGTAACGCCTGCGCCCCTAATACCCGGCAAGTTGTCTGACGTGTCTCCGATGATTGAACGGGCAAGCGCCATGTTGGTCGGATGAACTCCGAATGTGTCGACGACGCGCTTCGTATTCATGACTTCATCAACAGTCGGGCGGTACAGGATCGTGTCCTCATCGCACAATTGTAAAAAGTCTTTATCGTTTGAAATAATAACCTTTTGCCATCCTTTGTAATGTGACATCTGTGTGGTGTACGCAATAACGTCATCTGCTTCCACTTCCGGGATCATAATCTGGACAATCGGCATCTGGTTGATATAATCGATTGCACGAGTTTGTTGCCAGATTTTATTTTGTAATATTTCGTCCTCAGTAAGATTTTGTACAGCCCTGTTTAGACGCAAAGGCTTACGGCCGGCTTTATAGTTCTTATCCATGCTACGGCGTTTACGAGAACCGTTAGGACCATCCCACACAACCACAACAGAGTCCGGCTTTGTCATGCGGATTAGTTTTTGCAGGATCTTAAATGATCCTTTAATGCCGCCAATAGGATCTCCATTGGTCGAAAGAGAAGGGTCGACGATGTATGCTCTTAAGAACATATTTAGTGCGTCGATGATGATTACTCTTTTTTTATCGGTCTGTGTCATTGTATTCTCTCCATAGTTGGTCTCGGTGTGAAATGGCCATTGAAATCATGTAGTGCAGCCTAGCCCACTCGGGGTTCTTTGACAGAATTCTTTCTGCTATTTCTCCTGGCTGTGGAAACTCCTGTGGCGTCCAATCTAATGGCACCTTCTCGCATGCACCACACATATCATGATGTGTCTTCTTCATAAAAAAACCCTCCGACAGATATTACTATAACCTATCGGAGGGCCAGAGTCAAGTTGTTTTTTACTCTTTTAGGGGAACTGATAGATCTTCCTGATCTTCGTAGAATTCTTTTGCGTTCCCTTGCCGCTGATCGAACTTCTGCACGATCTCTTCATCCATCACTCTTAGAACGCGGCTTTTAAAATCCTCATCAGAGGTAATGATGCTGGTCCATTTGGATGGTTGGAATTTTTTAGTGTATCCGTCAGGCGTTGAGAATGTATACCAAGCCCCTGCGGATGTAAGGTGTTCCGAACCTTTGATTGCGTCAAACCAAGACTCCTCGTCTCGAATACCAACGTCGTCCGTACCCCACATGATGCGGAATGCACAAGAACGACCTTGAGTACCAAAACGCGACTTCTCAAGTTTTACCTTAACTTCGGAGCCGATACGGAAGCCTCTATCATCTTCAATAAACGCTGACTTAGCCTTGCGACCGGTCAGCCAGATACGAAGTGAATAAGCGTAATGCATCGCCTTACCACCGGGGGTGATATAAGGTGTTGTCATCGCAATCTGCCGAGCCATAGGGCCCTGCGGGATATTTGTCTTCAACTGATTCAAGACAATAAATGTGGCACGTTTATCGGCGATCGGGATCACCAACTTGGACATCCCCTTCGCCAGAATACGAGCCTTTACAGCCATTGAAGACTGAGGGTTAAAATCACCCTCAACATCTGAAACAGAAGGAGTAAACGCTAACGAATCCCAGATAAATACTAACTGTTCATCGGTTGCGCCGAGCAACTCCTCGATAGTTTCAAGTACAAACTCCACGGAGGATGCTTGCACGTACATAAGGCGGTCTAGATCGCATCCTGCCCGCTCCAAAAACATTGGATCAATAGCAGACTCAGAATCAAAGTAAACGACCATCTTGCCCACTTTTTGGGCGTTTGCGGCAATCTGTGTTGCCATGTAAGATTTACCTGTTGCCTCTAACCCAGCAATTTCAGTAATCTTGCCAACTGGGATACCTGCTACCTGTCCCTTAGCAATAATCGAATCAAGCCATCGTGATCCGGTTGGAATCCATTCTTTCACAGCAGTGGGATTGTCACCCGCCAAATTATGGGCAACGTTCTGTCCTGCTTTCTTATTAACAATTTTCATCAGATCATGCATATCTACACGACCTGCTTTTGCGGCTTTTGCTTTAGCCATACAACCTCCTAAAATAAAAAGCGGCAGACTTTACACCGGTCTGCCAGCGGCTTTGTGCACTACTCGGCCGTAGTTTCTGTGGTGGTAGTTGTATCACCTGTGCCTTCTGTAGTTTCAGTGGAACCTTGACCTTCTCCTCCGCCGTCGCCGGTAGTGGTAGGCGCTTCGGTACCCGTGGTGGTACCTTCAGTGCCGGTCGTTGTGGTGCCCGAAACAGGCATTGTTTCGGTGGTAGTTTGTTCAGTTGTCTCGGTGGTGTTACTTGACACCTCGCCGGGATCAACCTCGCAAGTACCATACGCTGTAGCAATAACGAGTGCTCCTCCTACAACGCTTACACGGACCTTCGATGAGGCCCATTGTGATTTCAACCAATCCATAGTATACTCCTTTTGTGATTAGTAAATGGGCAGACTTTGACCGGTCTGCTAGCGGCTTTTCCGCAATCTAAACTATTTACTTACTGCTCATAAGTTCATCAAACGCTTTGTCGACATCGCTAGTAGAACTACTTTTTCCATACGCTGTAGTCTCACTGGAATGGGATTCTGCAGATGACGGGTTAATTAATTGTTCATCGAGAATCGCGTCGATTTCTTCGGGGGATTTGCGCTCGAAAAGAGAGCCGAAATCTGGAATTCGATCAAGTAGGGCAGGGATCGCTTCCGTGTCTTCAAGCAAGGAGGATGTGTTTCGTCTCATCTTCATGCTAGTTTGCGGGTAAGCACCGGGGGCGGTGGGCTTAGTGTAGGTTAGTGTGATGTCAGTACCCTCATTGGCATCAGTAATATCTCCGTATTCAGGATCGAGGATGTACCCAAGAAGCAACTCATATGCCTTCTTACCGTATCCATATACCTTGACCCCTTCACTTTCTCGTCCACGCACAACTACTGGCGAGAAGTAGCGAGCGCGCACAAACAACGACTTAGCAAGTTTCTTCGCCTCGTCATCATTGTTTTCTGTACCGTCCTTCCATACCGCAGAAGCAAAATCACAGACGGGGCATCGTTCGCCGAAGTTACGCTTCGGACACAAAATACCTCCCTTGTGCTCTCCTACATTATAGTGGAAATACATTTCCTTCAATGGATCGCCGTCTTGTGACGGTACAATCCGGATATCCTGATCACCCTCATCAGGCTTAAAAAATACTGAGTCTGAATTATCTCGCGTTCCTTCACCACGAAGGGTTGCAAGTTTCTTACGCATCAGTTCCATGTTAATTGACATTAGTTTATCTCCTTGTTTGTTTAAAGTATGTCCGAGCATTCCTCGACATCTAATGTATCACCCTTGATCTATCTTGTCAAGGGTATTTTTGTTTGATTGTGTCGCATTTGTGTGGGCCACGACAAACCCAAAGTCTTGTAATTGTGTTTCATAGATAGAATATGATATTTTCCGAAAAGCATTCCGTGGCTTACTCTTCAGGATATCAACCAGTTTTTTATGAAGCCCTACTTCGTTTTCTAGTCTTTCGTCATTTATACACATATAATAGCATAGTTCTCGTTCCATGTCAAGGTCAAAGAGCCACATTTCGTTAAGTTTTTTCATGTCTAGCATGCCGATTGTTCGTATACGGCTGATATCATTTGGTTTTGACATATTGCCAATGTGAGGCTCAGTGTGCTCAAAATAATTAAGATAATGGACCGCTGAGAATATCGTATCATTCAAAGTTTCGTAATATGTCTTGATGTTGATAGATGTATGAACTCTCTCAATATTTTCGTTGGAGAAAATTGTGAATGTCTTTAGTTTGCCAGAGCGGGCGTACTCTTGCAGTATGCCAAACACCGCGTTCTCAACAAGACGGGGGATGCCAGTCAAAAGTTCGATATCCGGCTTGATATAAAATACATCAATATTCTTATTTTTAACCTGCTCAAGTATTGCGAGACTGTAAATAGAACTTAATGACGCTCCGGTAACAAACACTTGGACACGATCATCAATGTCGGCGAAAAAAGAAGTTAAATCCGGTATATTCTGCTCGTATTCTTCTGGATTTTCATATGCATTTAGTTTGTACTCGCGAGCAGTGTTTTGCTCAACTTTACTGTTCAACAAGTATACATTATACTGCGATACACTGCTAAACTTCTCTGCAACGGCGGATGCGGCGTTGCCAATACCAATAATTGAAATCATATTTTTAACTCTTCTAGATCATAAAAATTCTTGCCGGCACTTATGTTAACCATAAAAGTATCAAGCCTATTTTTAGAGAATATCTCTTTTATTTCGGGCACTAAATACCTGTCCTCGTCTGCTAAGTCAATCACGACTTCGTCATGAATAACATGAGAGACAAAACTTTTTGTATCTTCTAACATTTTACTGATTTCTACCGATCTTTCAAGCACCAAGTCAGATGTTGTGCTCTGAACAATATAACTGAGTGCTCTGCGTCTGTCAATTTCTATTTCGCGGCCGAAGGGTGTTCTGATTTTACCATCAGCGTACATGTCATTAATGATGGCCTCACGGTCATAGAGATCTGATTTGATTACTTCTGAGTCAGGGTTGTACAGCCAACCAAAGAATAACACTTTTGCATCGGAGCGCTCGGGATATTTAACAAAGTTGTTGTCGCTATTAAATACATTCGCCATATTCCAAGCGTGAATATCTTCTTGTGGTTGTGGGTGACCCAAAAGGGCTAAAACCGTACGCACTTCGGCGCCGTTGTAATCCAAAGACAGAAACCAGTCATTATGTGGCTTTATAATGCGTCTAAAATCTTTTTTCATCGTTAGGATGGGGAAAGAGTTAGGGTACGTCGTCAAGCGTCCTGTAACGGTCCCAAAGAGGTTGTAATCAATATGCCTCGAACCCTTAGTGATCTTTTGTAGGCCTAAACGGTTATTTGTCGCTGTAAACATGTTTTTACAGTCGGAAATATCAATGTTGATTTCACGCTCTCGGATGGAATAAAGCAGTTTATAAGCATTATTCAAGAAATTATAATTGTCTGGTTTATCGTGAGTCGCAAAAACGTATTCCGTAATTTTATTCTTAATCTCACAGAACGCCGCAAGGGAGTCCTCAGGTATAAGATCAAAAATACAGTGCTGAGACATATCTAATTTTGCGATCTGAAAAGATTTAAAGAACGCCTCCATCTTCTTAATATTGGCGTTTAATTCTTTTGCGTATTCTGGCGGGCACGCATCTTTGAGGGTCTTACCTTGAGTATAGAGCCAGCCATATTCAATATCGTCATCTGTAATCGACCCTGAATATTTCCAAGTCCTCATCAAATCTGAGGGGAAATTATCAAAGTGAAGTTCGCCGTCTTTATATATTCCTACGCACTCGGTCTTGTCGTCAAGTGTTTGAAAGTACATCCTGTTCCTCTTGTCTCACTATTTTATCACGTTTCACTAAGTCTGTCAAGGAACCAGACTCATTAAATGTTGCTGCGATCGCAATTTCAAACTTTCTGCAGGCTGGGAGTAAGCCTTTCATACGATAGAATTGTTTTATTGTAGAATTTAATCTCTGCTTCTCCACATCGGTAAATTGAGATTCATCTTCGGCCATTCTAATTTTCATATATAATTTAAGTGTCTTCATATCGCTAAGTATGGAATCTGGGTTGTTCACACTGTATTCAACTGGCCTGACGATTTCTGTAGTGGTCGTGCCGTCAGAGCAAACGTTTATAACTTGATACTGCCTTTTTGATTGATTGTAGATCTCTAAAAGCAGGTTTCTCATTAGCGGTATAAACGTTGTTTGTGCCTCCGAGTAGCCAATGTTTAAAATAGAGTTTGTGGTTGTGTAGCCGTAACGACTCGCGTACGTTAGCATTTCGGAAGAGCCAATGTCTGCGATTATTCTCCATGGCACGTTAGCGTCTACGGAGAAACCATACGATTTGCATACATTGAGGTAAAATTCCCAGTTTGGGCTGTTTTTGAATGTCCTAATCTTATTCTCGTCATCAGAACAATCAGCGTCAGCAATTTCAATGACCAAGCCGCTGACGGTCATCGGACAGTATCTGCTTTTAATAAAGCCAGAATAGGTAAATGGGACAGTTTTTGCCATTTTAATAATTATTGGAGAAACGGCGTGGGCAAACTCTTCAAAATTAGAAAATTTGATATCGCTCTTTTTAATTTGTTTGACGATTCCATCCTTAACTGTTCTAATGTGGCTGTTATACAGCATTTTTGGGCTTTCATAAGCCTTCTTAACCTCAAGTATGGAAAGGTTTGGATCGGATGTACTAATCTGCCCTATAGTAGTCTTCTTGAGGAACTGATTTGACATCTCCATGAACGCGTCCACTACGAAAGATACGGCCTGCAGAGTGTTCGCAGATTCATTGGTCTGAGACAGACTAGAAAATGGCAAATTAGCATTAGGCTCCATCGGAATATAATTCTGCTTAACGCGACCATACAGGTATTTCTCTGCTTCTTCAAAAGAAATCAAGTTTTCATATCTTTCGTCTCTTAACCTAAAATCGTAAATTAACGATTTATCAAAAAGACTTTTAGCGCCTTCGGTGTTTGATTTTTTATAAAATATAGACATTAGTTAGTTGCAACTCCTACTGTATCTTGAGGTGTACTTTGTGGCCTCATGGATGTATCCAAACTCTTCTTAAGTTTACATTTCTGTGTTTGAGTTAAGTCTGGATTACTGTCAATCTCTGCTTTTTTCTTGCTTTTAGAATTAATTCTTCTCTCTTTATCAAGTTGAGCGACCCACTTGGCTGTGATCTTGGTCTCTCTCACTCCTTCTGACGTGATTGAGTGTTCTGACTTAGTGATCATATAATACCCACCAACACCATATTTGCTTATCTCAAATTTGTCAAATTTTGTTTTACTTGTGAACTCTTTACTATTGGGGGCAAATCCGCGTGGATCGACAAATATATAAGTTCCCGGGAAAGTGTTAGGCGCCAAGAAGGTATCGATCGTAGCGTCATAAACTTCTCTCAACTGCTGGAAGCCGTCGTAGCCTTCTTGCTCAAATCTGACTGTTCTTAAATTCGGTGAGGTTGTCTTTTGAAGTTGTATATTCTTAACTATGCCGACGTCTCTGCCTAAAATATAGTGTTGAATACCGTTGTTACGATCTTGTACTAATTTGCCGGACATGAGATCTTTCGGTTGCGAGCGACCAGCATAAAAGATCATATAATTTACTTCACGTCTCTGACCATTAGAAGGCACGGGGCTGTCTCTGGTGCCTCCTACATTTAAAATAGGAAAATTAGCGGGCCCTATCTTGTCTATGTTCAATCTATGTAGTGCGCCCTGCTCGGTAATCAATTGAGTTATTTCATCATGGTCAGAAGAAGCATCTTTGTATGAGGTCACGCTTGAATTAAAAAACGAGATTCTTTGTCTGTCTTCACCGCCAAAGCACTCGTCTGTATTGAGGAAATTTCTTATATATGATTTGACAAACTCATTAATAAACGTTGACAAAGAATAGGTAAAAAAGTTTTTAGACAAAAGTTTGGATGTCATGTACTCGATAAAATATTTTGTTGAAATCGGGATATCACCAATGCTAGCCACCATGGCATTACCCGGGCTTCTCTTATCTTGTAACTCCATAGGCCCAAGTAAAATCCTTAGTTTCTTGAAGTTTTCGTATGATCGGTGAACGCGCTTTATTTCAGAAAAAGCAGTGTCTTTGTCAATAATTCCTCTCTGCAAAAGGCGCCCAAGTTCCTCAAAATATGTGGTTCTTAAAGAGATATCCATGTTTTCTAAAATTGTGTCGACAAGATCTGAAAAGAAGAAAAATGATACTTGTCTAAACTGCTCACCGCCGGCTTCGCGAAGACCAAAGACATCATCTGTTTGGTCGCCGTCAGCATTATCAGCGATCGCTTTGTCTACTTCTTGTTTGAGTTTAATATTTCCTTCAGCGTCTGTTGAACCAATCTGCAGATTCTTAGTTAAATCATAACCTGAGCCTTGTTTGTTGAAAGCCAGCAAGTCGATATATGACAAGTTAACATAACGAAGTAAATTCTTCTGGAATAGAGGCTTAAGTAGCGATTGCATGGCTTGCAAATGCTTAGCCTTATCATATTCTTTATCATCTTTGAGTTTTTTCAAATCTTCAAACTGACAGTTTTTCTCTAGATTCTTCATTTGTAGTTTTCTTGAGTAAATTGATGGTAGTTCTTCGGTAGATTTGATAAATTCTGGCAAAGAGAATATGTTGAAGAATCCATCATCAAAATAGTCTTCTATATAAGCAAGATAATTAACTGTAAAGGCAACCCTGCCAGTATCATCAAAATCAAACTCATGAATAGTTGGTGTCAAATTCAAAGTAGTGTATGAGTTGTAAATTGCGTTAAGAACATCGCTTCTGGCGCCTTGGTATCTACCCAACTGCAAGTTTGGAGGGACTTGGTAGCCAACGACTGCCTTGAGCCTAAATTTTAACTTGTTTACATTATCTATTATTGTGTCGCTCA